GCGCGGTTCATCCCGCGCCATCGCTCCACGGGGCCCCTTTCTTAAAACTTAATCCTTAAAACTTAAAACCTCCCAAATGGCCACGGTCATCCAGCTCCTACGCTCCACGGTTCCCGGCCGAGTCCCCACCGCCGCGCAAGTGGCCCAGGGTCAACTCGCCCTCAACCTCGCCGACCGCCGTCTTTTCAGCAAAGACCACAACAACGAAGTTTTCCGCCTCGCTCGCCCCCGCGACCCCTCGGACTACCAACTCCTGCACGCTGCGGACGGCAACCACCTCTACCTCGGCCGCCTCGCCTGGGCAGACTACCCCGCCTCAGGCCCCGCCGAGGACTCCACCGCCTGGACAATTTACAAAATCACCACCAACTCCGCAGGCGATGTCGTCTCGGAGCAATCCGCAGTCGGCCAGTGGTCTTCCAAAGAATCTCTCACCTACAGCTAAAACATGATCGCAAACGCACTCCCTCGCCCGCTCACCGCAGGCTCAGTTGACAACGCCATCCTCCGCGCAGACGGCACGGACGGCACAATCCTGCAATCCTCCGGCCTCATTGTGGACGATGCCGTCGTGCCATACTCCGTGACAGGCGATGCCGCCACGGATGTCATCACGGCGACCGCTCATATCTACACGGCAAACCAGACCGTCATCTTCACCGCCATCACCGGTGGAACTGGGTTGTCAGCAAACACCGTCTATTTCGTCCGCAACCCATCTGGCAACACCTTCCAACTCTCGACCACCAGCGGCGGCGCAGCGATCAATTTTACGACCAACATCACCGCTGGAACGGTCATCGCCATTCAAGCCAATGTGGCTATTTCGCAAAACACCACCGAAACCAACTCTGCGCTCGTCCTCTCGCCGAAAGGCACGGGGGCGTTCATCCTTGGGCCGAAACCGGACGGGACTGCGACTGGCGGGAATGTAAGGGGGGCAAGGGCAGTTGATTTGCAGACTAACCGAACAGCAGCGTCTCAGGTTGCGACTGGAGCAGACAGTTTTGTAGCTGGACTTCAAAACACTACCAGCAATCCAGCGTGGGCAATCGGATTGAATAACACAGCAAGCGGCTTATATAGCACGGCGATTGGAAGACAATGCGTTTCGTCGAACAGCAATTCAATAGCACTTGGTTTTCAAGGAACGGCTTCAGGAAGTGGTTCTGTCGCGTTTTCTTTAAATTCTGTTGCAGATCGCTATGCAATGTTTTCTGCCGCCGCAGGAGTTTTTGTAAATGCCGGAGATGCCCAACGCGCCCGCTTCGTCCTTCGCAACAAGACCACCACGAACAGCGCAGTCGAGCTATTCTTGGACGGCAGCAGCACTCGCCTCACGATCCCTTCTGGCAAGGTTGTCGCCCTCACAATTAACATCGCAGGCATCTCCAGCACAGGCGCGGCAGTCGCACACTACATGCGGCAGTATGCTCTTAAGAATGTCTCTGGCACGACTAGCGAGGTTTACGCGCCCATAACTATCGGGACAGACAACGCCGCAGGCACATCCATAGCGCTCTCCGCGAGCGATGCGTCAGACGCACTCATCGTGAGCGTCACCGGCACAGCGTCCACAATCTGGCGCTGGGTCGCCAGCGTCGATGCCGTCGAAATCGCATACGGAATTTAACCAAAAACCACACCATGAGAACATACGGACTTATATTCGCATCCGACCGCAAAGAACTTTCCAGCATCGTGCTGGACGAAAACGACGAGCCACGCATCGACACCATCCGCCCATACCCCTGCCCGGAAGATTGGGTTGATCCGCAGATCGTGCCTCTCCTCAAAATCGAGCAACCCGAAAGCGGCGACTGGAAACCAAACCTCGTCTGGTTTGCAGATCGCGTCGAGCGCCAGTGGATTCCAGCTAATTCCTAACCAAACACGACTATGCCAAACGAACTCAATATCGCCCTCGCCACTACCGGCCTCACCGTCACCGCCCAGCCATACCAAAACGGAGCCGCCGTAGGCTCTGCCATCTCCTGCCCAGAAACCGCAAGCACCGGATTCTACTCTGGTAACATGGCAGGCAGCTCAGGAACCTACCAAATCGCATTTCGTGCCGCCGGAGCCAATGTCGGCAGCGGCAGTATCGTGTGGGATGGCACAGCCGAAGTCGCCCCCAGCACCCTCACCGCCGCGCAGGTAAACGCGGAGGCTGACACAGCCCTTGCCGATGTTGGCCTGACAAACACCGTTACCGGGCGCATCGACGCCGCCGTCTCCAGCCGCCTCGCGCCATCCGGCACGCTTGCCACGGTGACCAACCTCACCAACGCCCCCGCGTCGGTCACGCCTTCCGATATCTGGAGCCACGCCACCCGCACGATCACAGGCGGCACGGTCGATACTTTGACCAACGCGCCAACCGTTCCAAGCGCCGCTTCAATCCGTGCCGAGATCGACAGCAACAGCACGCAGCTCGCAGCCATCAAGGTAAAGACCGACGCACTCCCGGTCTCGCCAGCAGCGACCGGAGACATCCCGACCGCCGACATCACCGCGATCAAAGGCAAAACGGATCTGCTCGAGACAACCCGTTTGGCGCAGTGCAGCACCGTCGCCACCACCGGAGCCCAACTCGCCGCCGCGCTGAGCTAACAATGGACACCCACCAAGCCACAGCCAGCTTCACCGGCCTCCTCGCCACCGCGACAGGGCTTACCGTTTCCATGCTGCCGGAGCTCGAGGCGTGGTTGCGTGTGGCCTCGCTGGTCATCGGCTGTGCCGTCGGCCTCGCTTCCCTCTACGCAATCCTCCGCAACAAAAAGCACCCCCATGAATAAAATCCTCTCGCACCTCAAACAAAAATCCACCTGGGCGGGCATCGCCTCGCTCGTAGCACTCACCGGTTGGCAGGTTAGCCCCGACCAATTTTCGGCCATTAGCGCCGTGATCATCGCGCTCGTAGGAGCCTACGAGGTGATCCGCAACGAGAAGAAATGAGTGCACCGGCCAAGGTCTCCGCGATGGCCCTGCTGATCGGATACATCTTTGTGACGATCTCGTTCCTCACCGGCTGCACCACGCTCGGCGTCTCGCTCGAAACCGATTACGGGCGCTTCACCTACCAGCTCCCCGAAATCCCCGCGCTCAAGGACAAATAATCTTTCCGCCTTCCGCTTTCCCATTTCCGCCTTCTCCCCATGCTCCCCCCGAGCCGTCCACAACAAGCCAAATCCAAAACGCAAGCCCTGCTCACCAAGGCTCGCGTCGGCGATGAGGTCGCTCTGGTGGGCATCCGAGGCTACTACCGCGACAGCATGGGCGAGGTCGGCGAGAACGACCGAGGCATCTACGACGACGCCATTTTCCTCGTCTCCCCAAACGCCTACGCGGCATTCAACGCCAACACCGATCCTTCGGTGTGCCGCCAAGGCATCGCCGTCCTCAAGCCCGGCGTGCACCGCTACCGCAAAGGCAAACACGGCCTCAGCAAGCCCGGCGGCGGCTATCCTGCCCTGCGCCCCGCCACGCCTGGCGAACAACTCCCCGTGACCCGCGACGGCGAAGGCGACAGCATGGGAACCGCCATCAACCTGCACAAAGGAGGCTACAACACTACGAGTTCGCTCGGCTGTCAGACGATCCACCCCAGCCAATGGACCGCGTTCGTCGCTCTCGTCTATTCCGAAATGGACCGCGCCGGGCAGAAGACCATCCCTTATTTACTCGTCGAGGAGGGCAACGCATGAGCCGCCTGCGCAAACCCAAATCCTCCCCACCGAAAGACCGCGAAGCCGTGCTGCTCCAAGTCCGGCAGCTCCTCGCCGAGCATTTCGATGTCGGCCTCTGCATCGTCTCATGGGAAGCGGAGGGCGAGACTTTCTACATGGATCTAAAATTCGGCAACGACTACGCCGCCCGCGCCCTGTGCCGCGAGGCCGAAGACATCCTCTGGCCCTACGAGCCAGACGAAGACGAGGAGGACGAAGAATGAAAACATCCTGGAGCAGCATCGCCCGCGAGCAAGCGGACAAAGCCCACAAGACCGAGGTGGACAGCCTCAAAGCCAAGCTCGCGCAATACCAAGCCAGCGTCGAGTCGCTGGAGAAGCAACTCGGCATCGCGCTCTCGCTCGGCAAGACCCGCATCCGCCCGCATCCGCTCTCCGTTTCGATGAGCGACAAAGCCGAAGCCGTCGCCGTGGCGCTCGCCTC